TCACATGGGGACCACTGGTGGCGAAGCGCGACAAGGCGACCGGGCGCGTGCTGAAGCTCGTGCAGAAGGAGCACGCCTACACCGTTCGCGGGAAGAAGGGGCAGCAGAAGACGAAGATCACCACCGGGTGGGAAGTCGCGGCGCCCGGCGAGCGCGTGCCCGTGCAGCAGCAGATGCTGATCCCCGACAAGCGCCACGCCGGCCGCACCTGGCGGCAGTTCGTGGCCGCGCTGGAGGCGCTGGGCTACGCCGTCGAGTGGCGCGTCCTGAGCGCCGCCGACTACGGCGCCGGCACCAGCCGCGAACGCCTGTTCCTGGTGGCGCGCCGCGATGGCGAGCCGATCCGCTGGCCGGCGCCGACGCACGGCCCGGGCCGCGCACGCCCTCACGTGACTGCGGCCGAGTGTCTGGACTTCAGCATCCCGTGCCCCTCGATCTTCGACCGGAAGCGCCCGCTGGCCGACGCCACGCTGCGCCGCATCGCCCGCGGCGTGAAGCGGCACGTGCTGGACGCCGCGGAGCCGTTCTTCATCACCGAGTTCGCCAACGCGAGCACCGGCCGCACCTGGTCGGGCGCCGAGTCGCTGCGCACCCAGTGCGCCGGCGTGAAGGGCGGGCACTTCGCGGCGGTGGTTCCGACGCTGGTCCAGACCGGCTACGGGGAGCGCAAGGGCCAGGCTCCGCGGTCCCTCGACATCCAGAAGCCGCTGGGCGTGGCCGTGGCCGGCGGCGTCAAGCACGCACTGGTGTCCGCCTTCCTCGAGCAGGCCAACGGCGGCGGCCCGAATGGCAACCCTGCCCCGGCGCGCAGCTGCCGCCAGCCCGTGAGCGCGATCACCGCCAGCGGGAGCCAGCAACGGCTGGTGACCGCCGACCTCGCGCAGCTATCGCCAGAGGCCGAGGCCGGCGCGCTGCGCGTGGCCGCCTTCCTGGTGAACTACTACGGCAACGGCACCGCGCTCGACCTGACCGAGCCGCTGGATACCGTGACCACCCGAGATCGCATGGCGCTGGTCACCGTGGTGATCCGCGGCACGCCCTACGTGATCGTCGACATCGGCCTGCGCATGCTCAAGCCGCACGAGCTCTACCGCGCGCAGGGGTTCCCACCCGGCTACATCCACGACCGCACCGCCGACGGCCGGCCCCTGAGCGTGTCCGCCCAAGTCCGCATGGTCGGCAACAGCGTGAGCCCGCCGCCGCTGCGCGCGGTGGCCGCTGCGAACCTGGACACGGTGCCCGCGCTGAGGGCCGCCGCATGAACTACTTCGAGCTCTACCCCGGCGACTACCTGCGCGACACCACACGCCTGACCCTGATCGAGCACGGCGCCTACCTGCGCCTGCTCATGGCGTACTACGCCGAGGAACAGCCACTGCCGGCCGAGGAGGCCGAGCTGTACGTGATCGTGGCCGCGGTCACGGCCGCCGACAAGGCCGCCGTGCGCAAGGTGGCCGCCCGATTCTTCCCCGTTGGCGAGGATGGGCTGCGCCGCAACGCCAGGGCCGACTCCGAGATCGAGAAGGCGCAGAAGCGCATCGCCACGGCGCGGGCGAACGGTGCCAAGGGAGGGCGAAAGCCCCGCGGAGACGGTGGCGGTGCAGCCCCAGCGCAGGCCCCACCGCCTAACCCAGCAGGTAACCCGCCGGGTAACCCAGCAGGAACCCAGCGGGATACCCAGCGGCCAACCCACTCTGGTGAAGCTCTCCACACGCCACACGCCATACACCACCAAGAGCTTTCTCCGGCACGCGCTTCTCCAGAACCTCCGCGCGCGACTCCGCCAACCACCGCCGCAGGGCGCGCGTGCCTGGCGATGCGTCAGGCCGGATGCGTCCAGACCAACCCCAGCCACCCGGACCTCCTCGCCGCGCTCGACGCCGGCGTGACGCCCGAGCAGCTCGCCGACACCGTCCGCGAGGCCATCGACGCCGGCAAGGCCAAGCCCTTCACCTGGGCCATCGCCACCGCCCACGGCCGGCTGAACGAAGCCCGCAACCCATCCCGCCCAACCGGAGCCACCGCCCATGCAGCCCATCGCCCAAGCGCTACCGACCGAGTCGCAGCGGCCATCGCCCGAGGCCGCGAGGCCGACAGCCAGCGCCTCGACGACGCCATCGACGGCCAAGCCAAGCGCCTCGCTGGCTGACTACGTCTGGGCGCACATGGCGGGCCTGTACGGGCACCGCTGGGCCAGCGCCTACGGCGAGGATCCGCGCGGACTCGGCGGCCGGGAATGGGCCGTGACCCTAGCCGGGTTCACCCGCGCGCAGGTCGACGCCGGGCTCGACGCCTGCCGCAACAGCGGTGACGACTGGCCGCCCAGCGCCCCGCTGTTCAAGGCCCGGTGCCTCGGCATCCCGGCCCTGTCCACCGTCCGCGCCGACCTGACCCGCGACCCCGCCGACCGCTCGCCGTTCACCCGCATGGCCTGGGCGATGGTCGACTCGCACCGCTACCGCCAGGCCAGCGCCGAAACCGCCGACCGCATGCTGCGCGACGCCTACGAGCTGGCCCGTGAGCGCCGCATGGCCGGCGAGGCGCTGCCGGACGAGCCCGTCGCCGCGATCGTCGACGACTCGAAGCGCGCGCCGGTGCCGGCCAGCCCCGAGGTTGCCGAGCAGCGCATGGCCGAGATCGCGGAAATGCTCCAGCCGCGGCATGACCCCGGCCAGGAGGACGCGGCATGAGCGATCCGATCCCCATGGCGTCGGCAAGCCCGGCAGACCGCGAGGCGTTGCTCGGCCGCGAGTTCCGCCACATCCCCGTGCTGTCCGTCGCCTTCGCTCCCGTGCAACGAACCGAGGTCGTGCTCGATGGGGTGAAGCAGACCCTGATCGGCGATGCCTCCGCGGCCCTGCGGACGGTCATCGGCGGGGAGGAGCCCGCATGACCCCGGCCACCCTCGACGCCGCCCAGGACCACGCCGCCAAGACCGAGCAGGCCATCGACGCCATGCGCCGGCTCTACGGGTTCAGCCGCAGCGAGGCCGTCGACTTCGTCGCGCAGTTCGGCGACCGCGACGACACCCAACCCACCGAAACCGAGGAGGAAAACCCATGACCATCGGCGCGAAAAGGGCAGGGGAGGCGCTCTGGCGCGACAACGCTGCGCGCCCGCGCGTTTGCCCGGCCTGCCTTGGCACGGGCCTGTTCGGGCAGGACATCGAGCCGTCGACGTACACGACGCAGTGCCCGACGTGCGAGGGCGTTGGCCGGGTGCGCCAGGACGCCTACCCGATGGCCTGCGAGCGGCAGCGCGACCAGCTGGCGGTGGAGCGGATGCGGCGGGAGAACCTGCGGCGCGCCCAGCGGCGCTCCCGCGGCTGGCTGGTGCCGTTCGCCTGCCTGACCTTCGTCGCGGTGTTCACGGCCGGCGTGATCGGCGGCCTGCAGCGGCTGGGGCTGTGGCCCTGGTGAGGATCGAGCTCGAGGTCCGGCCCGGCACCGAAGCGCCGCCGCGCAACGTGTCGGGCTGGTTCCTGGCGTGGCCGCAGCACAGCGACCGGCCGCTGGTGCTGTGGCGTGGTCCGTCGTCGACGGACTGGCGCGCGGGCTGCGTGGTGCAGCGCGTGGACGCATGGGCGGGACCGTTGCCGGACAGGGGAAAGCGATGAAGATCACGTTCGAGGTGTTCGGGCTGCCGGCACCGCAGGGGTCGAAGCGCCACGTCGGTGGCGGTCGGATGATCGAGTCGAGCAAGGCGGTGAAGCCGTGGCGCGAGGCGGTGAAGTGGGCGGCGCGCGAGGCGATGGCGCAGCAGTGCGGCTGGGCTGCGCTCGACGGCCCGCTGCTGGCGCGGATCGTATTCACCGTGCCCAAGCCAAAGTCCGCGCCGAAGACGCGCCGCACGTGGCCCGACCGCAAGCCCGACCTGTCGAAGCTGCTGCGCTCGACCGAGGACGCGCTGACCGACGCCGGCTTGATCGCCGACGACGCGCGCCTGGTCGAGTTCTCGCGACTGGCCAAGGCCTTTCCCGGCGAGGACCCCGAGGCGCTGGCGTCGCCTGGCTGCAGGATCACCGTGGAGCAGCTGGCGTGAGCGCATACGGCGCCCAGCACCGCATCCGGCGCCGCTACCGCACGGACTGGTTCCGGGTGCTGGTCGACCTGCAGTACGCGGACTGGCCGCACTCGCGGGTGGCCAATGTCCTGGACGTGCCGCTGGCCACGCTCCGCGGCTGGAAGGCCGGCAGCGAGCCGGCGCACGACAACGGGCACGCGCTGCTCGAGCTGTGGTGCGAGGTCATGGGCCGGCAGCTGCAGGACCGCCCGATGACCACGGACTGAAACAGGCGGGATTCCGTGCCACCGCCCGCCGAGACTCGCGCCCATCCGCCCGACCTGACCCCGCAGGAGCCCGCCATGACCGAACCCGACCTGACCCCGCAGGAGCCCGGCGACGTGCCGACCATCGACGCGGACCGCATCGATGCCATCGCGGCCGGCAACGTCGGCGACCTGGTCGAGGCCCTGGACGCGCTGACCGACGACGAGCTCGAGCAGCTGCACGCCGCCGAGCTGCGCGGCAAGAACCGCACCAGCGCGCTGTCGGCCATCCAGCGCGAGCAGGAGCGCCGCAAGGTCGAGGCCGAGCATCCGCCCACCGGCGGCGACATCGCGCCGCCCGAGCCGCTCGGCGATGCCGGCAGCTACGCCCACATGCGCGCCGTCGAGATCGACCCGCGCAAGATCGAGCGCCCGGTGCTGAGCCGCGACGGCTGGGTGCTGCCGCTGCCCGCGGCGACGCCGGAGGCCTGACCATGTGCGGATCGAAGCCGAAGACCCCGCAGGTCGTCGAGCGCGACCCCGTCGCCGAGAAGGCCGAGGCCGACCGCGAGGCGACCATCGCCGCGAACACCGAGACCGCCGCGCGCCGCAGGCGCCGGGCCTCGAGCGGCGGCGGTGGCGTGGCCGCGACCGCGCTTCGCGCCGCGAACCTCGGCTCGGCGGGCTCGCAGACGCGCTCGCTGCTCGCCCAGGCCCGGCCTGACGGAGGCTGAGTCCACGCATGGCCGACGCCGTCGCCATCCTGCGCCGCCATGAGCGGATGAAGACCCAGCGCCAGAGCTCCGTTGAGAGCGTCTGGCGCGACTGTTTCGACTACACGTTCCCGCTGCGTGGCAACGGGCTGAACGGTGCGGTCGAGACGGCGACGGGCGCGCAGGCCAAGCAGGCGCAGCTGCTGGACAGCACCGCGGCCGACAGCGCCAACGTGCTGGCCGCTAACATCATGGCCGGCCTGACCCCGGCGAACGCGCGCTGGTTCGCCCTGGATGTGGGCAACGAGACCGACGAGGAGCGCCGCTGGCTGGACGAGTCAGCGGACCTGCTGTGGGAAAACATCCACATGTCCAACTTCGACGCCGAGGCGTTCGAGGGCTGCCTGGACATCGTGTGTGCCGGCCAGTTCGCGCTGTTCATCGACGAGGACCGCGAGCGCGGCGGGCTGGTGTTCCAGCAGTGGCCGCTGTCGAGCCTGTTCCTGGCCAGCACCCGGGCAGATGGCCGGCCGGACGTGGTGCATCGCTGCTACACGCTGACCGCCGAGCAGGCGGTGCGCGAGTTCGGCGAGGACAGCCTGCCGGAGAAGATCCGCAAGGCGGCAACGAGCAACCAGCCCGACGAGGAGTTCAAGTTCCTCCACGCGATCTTCCCGCGCACGCCGCACGCCGTCGGCGCGCGCCTGGCGAAGAACATGCCGGTGGCGTCGGTGCACATCGCCATCGACCACAAGCACGTGGTGCGCGAGTCGGGCTTCCACGAGATGCCGGTGAACGTTCCGCGCTGGCTGCGCGTGCCGGACTCGATCTACGCCATCGGCCCGATGTATGCGGCCCTGCCGGACGTGAAGCAGCTCAACGAGCTCAAGGCGCTCGAGCTGGCCGGCGCCGACATCGCCGTGACCGGCATGTGGCTTGGCGTCGACGACGGCGTGCTGAATCCGCGCACGGTCAAGCTGGGGCCGCGGAAGATCATCATCGCCGCCGACAAGAACAGCCTGACGCCGCTGCAGTCAGGGGCGAATTTCAGCCTGTCCGACGTGATGGTGTCGAAGCTGCAGGCCGCGATCCGCAAGACGCTCATGGCCGACCAGCTGCAGCCGCAGGACGGGCCGCAGATGACCGCGACCGAGATCCACGTGCGCGTCGACATGATCCGAAAGCTGCTCGGCCCGATCTACGGCCGCCTGCAGGCCGAATACCTCAAGCCGCTGGTCGAGCGGTGCTTCGGGTTGGCGTACCGGGCCGGCGTGTTCAAGCCCGCGCCTGAGTCGCTGCGCGGCCGGGCGTTCTCGGTGCGCTACGTCTCGCCGCTGGCGCGCGCGCAGAAGCTCGAGGACGTGATGGCGATCGAGGCCACCTGGGCGAGCGCGGCACAGCTGGCGCAGGTCATGCCCGAGGTGCTGGACGAGCTCGACGCCAGCGAGTCGATCAAGCTGCTGGTGCACGGCCGCGGCGCCCCGGCGGCGATCCGTCGCAAGCCCGAGGACGTGGCCAGGCTGCGCGCCGAGCGCGAGCAGAAGGCCCAGCAGCAGCAGATGCAGGCCGGCGCCATGAACGCCCAGGCCGCCGGCATGGAGGAGGCCGCCAAGCAAGCGGCCACCGGCTGACACTTCCCAGGAGAACCAAGCAATGGCACAGACCACAATTCTCGCCGCCGGCCAGTCCGCTGCAAGCAGCAGCACGTTCACCGTCGACGCCGGATCCTCCGCGACCGTGTCGATCCAGGCGTCGAGCGGCTCCATCCCGGGTTCCGCGATCCTGCCGGTGCTGCTCAAGCAGGGCAGCGGCTGGCGCGCCGTGGGCTCCCTGAGCCGCGACGTGTGGAACCACGTGGTCTCGGGGCCGGGCGAGTTCCGCGTCGATCGCTCCGACATCGCACACCTGGGCGTCGACGTGGCGGTCCTGCTCGACGCCTGACCCAACCAGGAGAACCACGCAATGGCACAGAAAATCATGGGCACCTTCGCCACCGGGCTGGCGCCTGGCGCTGGCGCCACGTCGGACAGCCTCATGATCCCGACCGGCAAGACAGCGGCGGTGCTGAACATCGCCGGCGGCATCGACGCCAGCAACACGGTGCAGCTGCAAAAGCGCGCAGCCACCACGGCCAACGACTGGTCGAACGTGGGCGGCGCCTACAGCAGCGCGCAGACCGATGCCCCGATCACCGTCGCCGCGGGCGAGGAGTTCCGGCTGGTGCTGGTGACCTCCCAGAAGGAGAAGGCGATCAGCTACAGCCTGAGCGTCGAGTCCTGACGTGACGCCTGAGCCGATCGAGCCGGCGATCTACGCCCGCGTCTTCGAGGAGTACCGCGACGGTGCGGCGATCCTCGAGGAGCTAACCCGGCGCTTCGCCCGGCCCGCGAAGCTCGAGGGCGGCATCGACGCCGTCCTGACCACCTACCACCGCGACGGTGCGCGCTCGGTCATCGAGTTCATCGTCGCCAGGATCAACCAGGCCCATGGAGTGCCCACCGATGACGACGAATGAAGCCGTTGCCGCAGCGCCGGCCGCCGACGATCCGGCGCAGGCCGCC